AAGTTGAAGAATACATTTATGTAGACTCAGAAGCTAAGATGATAGATGTAGAATCTTTAGACAGAGAGAGTTCTGTATGCTCTAACGCACAAGCTATTATAGACTTTAGTGCTAAAGGTATGCAAATGCCACAAAGGACAGGTGCTGCTAGTAGTTATGCTAAGAAGTATGCTATCTCAAACTTATTGCTTTTAGATGACACTAAAGATAGTGATGCTACAAATACTCACAATAGTAAATCTTCTTTACCAATATTAAAAGCAGGTAGTCCCGAGTTTAATAAAGTTTATGAATTTATGACTAAAGGTGGAGAGATTAGTAAAGTTAAATTAAAGTATGTTGTAACTAAAGAAGTTGAACAATTATTAAATAAGTAATAACCAATTAAAATTAAAAATTATGAGTTTACAAGTAAAAGGAACAGTTAAAGAATTGTTGAAAGTAGAAAAAGGTGTCGCTAAAAGTAGTGGTAACGAATGGCAGAAACAAACATTAATAGTAACTAACAATGAGGGTTACGAGGGTAAAGAGCAATTATTCGCTTTTGAAGTGTTTGGACAAGAATCTGTTGAGAATTTAAGTAAGTATAATAAAGTAGGAGATTCAGTTGTAGTTAAGTTTAATATTAAATCTAATGAATTTAATGGTAGATATTACACTTCATTACAGGCTTGGAGAATAGAAAAGGCTGAAGAGAAGTCTAATGATATTGGAGTTCCTGCTCAAGAGATAGTTGATGACTTGCCTTTTTAATATTTAGGTTTTTTAATCATTACAAAACCCTTTAATCTAGTCAATTAGAGGGTTTTTTTATAACAAATAACAAATAGAAAATGAAAGTAACAAAAGATAATTTAGATTACGAGTTAAAAGATACTAAGAAACAAGATGATTCAGATGTAGAATCTAACAGAATGTATATGGAAATGCTGATGGAAGAGTGCCACATAGACATTTCTAAGGAAATAAAACACCCTCCTATTGCTATTGGATTTAAAACGAAAGAGGTTGTTACTAAAAACGGAATGCAAAACTTTCCTAATCCTATTGGAACTTATGGTAACTTTAGCTTTATACAAGCACCTCCTAAGTCAATGAAAACGTTCTTTATTAGCTTACTTGTTTCTGCTTACATAAACCCTAAAGGACTACATACAAGAGGTATGATTTCTGAAAGAGGTTCTAGGAGATTAGTACACTTTGATACAGAACAAGGGGAATGGCATGCACAGAGAGTGTTTAAAAGACAGCAATGGATGAACAAGTCATCTAAATTAGATTTCTATGATACATTTGCTTTAAGAGTTTTGTCCCCTAAAGATAGAGTAAGTCTTATTGAACACTACTTAGAATCAGTAAGTTCTAATGGAGAAGAAGTAGGTTTAGTAATTATAGATGGTGTAGCTGATTTAATTTCTGATGTGAATAATCTTGAAGAGAGTTCTTATGTGGTTCAAAAGATAATGACTTGGACTGCTAAGTATAACTGCCACATAGTAACTGTAATTCATAGCAATAGTGGTTCAGACAAACCCACAGGTCATTTGGGTAGCTTTTTAGAGAAGAAAGCAGAAACACAAATAATACTAGAGAAAGATGAGAATAAATTAGGTTGTATAACTGCTGTATGTAAGAGAAGTAGAAACACACCTTTTGAACCATTTGACTTTAAGTTAGATGATAGTGGACTTCCAATTATAGTCGACCTAAAGGACTTCTAGTAACACACATACTTTTATTCTTTACCCTTAGTAAACGTTTTTGTTTACTAGGGGTATTTTTGTTAATAAGTTTTTTTTATATGTGTTGCTTTTATTCTTAAATTTAACTATGCAAAATAAAGATAATTATACAACTAGATTTGAAACTAAATCCGACTTGGATAGAGAAACAAAAGCAGTTGAATTGTTTTGCAGTACATATAATTTAGTGTATAAGAAGTTAGGTTCTAACGATATAGATTTTAAGATTTACAAAAGAGATGGTTCTTTTCTATTTTATTTAGAAGTTAAAGGAAGATTAAGGACTTTAGAAGATTGCTACCCTCTACCTTTATCTATAAGAAAACTTCACAAGATGATGAACACAAGAGAGAATGGTGTAGTTGTTTGGGCTTGTACTGATGGTATAATATTTTCTAGGATAGAAAAGCTAAGAGGAGAATTGAGAATCGGAGGTAGAAAACCTAGAGATGGTTCTTTTAATGATATTGAGTTTATGTCTTATTTTGACAAGAACGATAATTTTAAACAATTAAGATATGAATGATTTTAGACCTAGATTAAGAGGTAACAAACGTAAGGCATTTGAGAATATCACTAAAGATGAACAAAGAGTTTTAGTGATTGGAGATTTGCACGAACCATTTTCTTTAGACAGTTATCTTGACCATTGTAAGGAAGTGTATGCCAAGTACAACTGTAACAGGGTTGTGTTTATTGGAGATGTTATTGATTCACATTACAGTTCTTATCACGAATCAGACCCCGATGGATTGAGTGGTGGCGATGAATTAGATATTGCAATCCACAGATTGAATAGATGGTATCAAGCGTTTCCTAATGCTGATGTACTTATCGGTAATCACGATAGGATAATATCAAGAAAAGCATTTAGTAGTGGAGTACCTAAGGCTTGGATAAAATCATTTAATGAAGTATTGGAAGTTCCAACTTGGAATTTCTTAGATAGGCTTGTTGTAGATGATGTTCAATATATTCACGGAGAGGGAGGTACTGCCCACACAAAATGTAGAGCAGATATGATGAATACTGTACAGGGTCATTTACATACTCAATGCTATACACAATGGTTTGTTGGTGCTAACTTTAAAGTTTTTGGTACTCAAGTAGGTTGTGGTATTGATTTCGATAAGTATGCTTTTGCTTATGCAAAGAGAGGTAAGAAACCTGCTATTGGATGTGCAGTAGTTATGGGGGGTAAAACAGTTATAAACGAATTAATGGATTTATAATGGTACATAAGATTATATCTCCTTTATACATAGACCTACCTAGAAAGACTAAAAAAGATAAAAGGGTCTATCTTAATTTAAACACTTACAGGAACTTGAACTTTATAGTAAACAATCAAGTTAAGAAAACGTATTTAGAGAGCCTTAGAGGTCAGTTAGAGGGTTTAGAGATACAAACACCTGTCGAGATAGAATATAAGGTCTATAAAGCATCTAAAAGGCTATTAGACAAGATGAATGTAGTAAGCATAGTTAGTAAGTATTTGTTGGATGCTATTACGGAATTAAATTGTTGGCAAGATGATAACGATAAATTTGTAAAAAAGGAAACTATTTTACCAACGGAACTAGACAGGGATAATCCTAGAGTTGAGGTTCTAATAAAAGAAATTTAATGTTAGATAAGATTGCAAAGCATCAAGATTTATGGATTAAGATGCTAATAAATTTAGGTTGTGACTATGATACAGCACAGGACATCACACAGGATATGTATATCAAGATACACGACAAAGTTAAAGACCCTAAACGTATAATGTATGGAGATGAAGTCAATAGATATTACATATTCATAACTTTAAGAAATTTGTACTTTGATTACTTGAAGAAGAGAAAAAGAAGTATTTTTGTACCTTTAATGGAAAACGATGATGTAGAGGAGGTTGATTCTGTTAATGATGAGGATAACGCTTTTAAGGTATTGATGCAGAAGATTGATGATGTAAAGAGTGAGTTAGAAGATTACGACAAGATACTATTTGACTTGTACTTTATGAAAGGTTTTTCTTTGAGGAAGATATCAAAAGGTTCAAACATAGGTTTATCATCTATACACGGGTCTGTTTTAAAAATTAAACAGGTATTAAGAAAAGAAATTAGTGAAGATTTACAGGATTATTTTAACGAAGATTTTGACAGAATATGATTAAAAAAGACAGTTATTACTTAGATTTAGAAAGTAAAGGGTATTACGATACCATAGACAAAAGGAGTAAAGATTACAGAGAGTACAAGAAATGGAAATCTAGTAAGTACGAAGAGTTAAAGGAGAATATAGAAAAGAAACCTAAAGGTCTTGGAGATACTATTGCAAAGGTTACTAAAGCCTTAAAGATAGATAAAGCAGTAGAATGGTTAGCAGGAGAAGATTGTGGCTGTAAAGAAAGACAAGAGGTTCTTAATAAGCTATTTAGTTTTAGTAAAGTTAATTGCATAAGTGAAGATGACTATATTTTCTTAACTGAATTTTTTGCTAAGAAAGGTAAGTTGGTTTATTACGATAGGGTTCGATTACTTCAGATACATAGCCATATATTTAATCTAAGATTTGCAGACACTACTTGTAAGCCTTGTTTACAGTCGGTAGTCAAGACATTAAAGAAGTATTTGGAAAATTACAAATAATTGTATAGATTTGTTGCTTAACAATAAAACTATAATAAAATGAAAGTAATTTTTGATGCAGACAGTTTGATTTATGCTTCTTGCTTTAAGAGTAAGGAGGAAAGAGAAAGTAGTGATGACTTATTTGAAACCGATGTTATTGTTGCTTTAAGTAAGTTTAACGATAAATTCATAGACTTATTATCTCGATTAAGGGAAAAAGCCGTTGTAGATGATGTTATTGTTTGCAACGGTTCTAAGTATAACTTTAGAACAGAGGTATCTAAGGATTATAAAGCCAATAGAACTCAAAAGAAACCATCTATACTTAGTGACCTACACGAGATTATAAAGATGGATTATGGTTCTACTTATGGTATTGGTGTAGAAACAGATGATGTTGTTGCTACCTTGTGGAAAGATGAAGTTGACAAGAATGGTGTAAATTCTGTTTTGATTATGTCTTTAGACAAAGATTACAAACAGTTCCCTTGTTGGTTTTATGATTACCACCCAAAAAGAAACTCACTAACAAAGATAAGTGAAGAAGAAGCAAACAAGAATTTCTACTCTCAAATGATAGTCGGAGATTCAGCAGACAACATAAACTACTGTAAGGGTTATGGTTCTTCTTATGCTAATAAGATATTCAAAGATAAGAGTAGTGAGTATTCTATGTTTAGTAGCACTTACAGGCTTTATAAACAGATTTGGGGAGAAGAAGCTAAAGATAAGTTTAATGAAGCTAGAACACTTTTAAAACTCAAGACAGATTGCCATGAAAACATTAAGGGATGATGACAAAGCTAATATAGATTTTTGGTACACTTGGTGTGTAGATGAACTTAATAACGGTTTACCTTTTTATATCCTGTACGATATACTAAAAGATAGAGAGGAACAAGAAGATTACATAGCTTGTGCAGGTATTTTTAAAGCTATAAATTGGTTTAAATATGAATTAAATACAGATGAAAGCAACACAGACACATTATGAAACCGTGACAAATATTCACGGTTTAATAGACGTAATTAACGACTATGATATGAATTTTTGCAGGGGAAATATACTAAAATTTACGAACACGAAAACAAAAACAAATGAATATAGATTTAAGAAATAACGATTGTATTGATGAACTATCTACAATGAAAGATAATAGTGTTGATTGTATTGTAACATCACCACCTTATTGGAAAGGGTTTGCTTATGAAGCATATTTTAATTCTTATGCCCAATACTTACGTTGGTCTAAAAAATGGATGAAAGAATGTAAAAGAGTTTTAAAACCAAACGGAACTTTTTACTTAAACGTAATTAATGACAGTGAAATAACTGTAAGAGCATTTGATTTGATGCAAATAGCAACTGAAGAATTAATGTATAAATTGCACGACACAATAATTTGGTATAGATACAACCAACAACCTGCAAACACAACAAGACAAGTAACAAACCAAGTTGAATATGTTTTTATGTTTAGACATAGTTCAGCAGGTGTTGAGTTAGATAAAAAGAAAGCATACCAAATAAATCCTCATATTTTTAAAACTAAAAACGTTGGTAATGTTTGGGAAATACCATTTAATAGTGGTAAAAAAGCAATTAAATCATTTGGTAGAAAAGAAACTAAAAGTAAATTTGGACATAGTGGATTTCCTTTAGAATTACCTGAAACTTGTATTGCTTTAAGCACGAAAGAAAATGATGTTGTACTTGATTTGTTTATGGGAACAGGACAAACAGGTATTGCTTGTAAAAAGTTAGACAGAAATTTTATAGGTATTGAAATGGATAAAGATGCGTTTGAATTATCTAAATATAGAATTAAAAAACCATCCATTTAAACAATGGTTTTGATTTATATAAATATCTATTTATAACACAAGAATGATGACGAATGATTTTAATATAAAATTTATACTACTAGGATGTATATATACGTTCTTTGCACAAGCAGGGGTGTGGTTTAAACACATTATATATGAAATTTAAACTAAGATTTACAAAAAGAGCAATATTAATTTGATAAAATTAAAACAAATGAAAGCAACACAAACACATTACGAAAACGGAAAGGATTACGATTTAATAGACGTAATAAATGACTATGATATGAATTTTTGCAGGGGAAATATACTGAAATACATAGCGAGAGCAGGAAGGAAACAAGATGAGTTAGGCGATTTATTAAAAGCTAAGGACTACTTAGACAGAGAGATACAGAGATTAAGGGATTTATAAAAGTCCCTTTTTTTTATTTTCTTTAAATAAAAGTGTCAAAAAGTTTTTTTGTATTATTGAAATACTATATATTTGCTAATAGATAATAATAAACAATAAACAAAATGGAAGTAACAAAGTATTATCACAAAAACTCAGACATAATAGCATCTGAAACAAGAATATATCCTAACGGTAATCGAGAGGAAACAACTTATGATGAAGATGGAAATATCTTAACCTTGAAATCTTATGAAAATAGTTGGCATATTCAAACTTTTAATAAAGATGGGAACACAATAAGTTATGAGGAATCTAGTGGTTATAAATCTGAATTTACCTACGATGAAGATGGGGAGGAGTTGACATATAAAAGTTCTGATGGAGTGTATTTAGTAAAAGGTGTTAAAGTATCAAAGGAAGAATTTAATAAATTTTTAAACAATAAATAAGATGGAAGTAACAAAGCATTATGACGAGGATTCTAATCTTTTACTAATAAGAAGAACAGCTCAAGATGGTTATTGGGAAGAGAGGATTTATAATCAATTTAAACACCTGTTAACCTATGAAGATTCTAAAGGAAGATACGAGATAAAAGGTATAGTAGTATCAAAGGAAGAATTTAATGAATATATAAACAATAAATAAGATGGAAGAAATAAATAAACAAGGTACTGATTTAATAAATACTGATTTACGAGGTGCTAATTTAGGAAATGCTAATTTAACATATGCTAATTTAAGAAATGCTGATTTAACAAATGCTGATTTAGGAAATGCTGATTTACGAGGTGCTTATTTAAGAAATTCTATTTTAACAAATGCTATTTTAACAAATGCTGATTTAGGAAATGCTGATTTAAAAAATGCTGATTTAAGATATTCTGATTTAACAGGTGCTAATTTAAAAAATGCTAATTTAAGAAAAGCTAATTCAAAACATTCTGATTTAACAAGCACTAATTTAAGAGGTTCTGATTTACGAGGTGCTGATTTAAAATATTCTAGTTTAAAACATTCTGATTTAACAAATTCTGATTTAGGAAATGCTGATTTAACATATGCTGATTTAAGAGATGCTAATTTAAAAGGTGTTGATTTAAGAAATGCTAATTTAACAGGTGCTTATTTAACAAACGCTAATTTAAGAGGTGCTAAAAACTACTATTCATTTGTTGCTTCTGATACATCCAAAAGGATTGTTCACTGTGTAAGACACGATAAACAATGGATGGTAAAAGCAGGATGTTTTTGGGGTACTCTCAAGGAATTAGAGGTAGAAGTAAAAAAAAGCCATAATAGCCCTGTTTATTTAGCCAATATAGAAATACTAAAAAATCTATAAATAAAATGGAAACAACAAAATACTATCACAAAAATTCAGACATAGTAGCATCTGAAACAATAATATACTCTAATGGTAATAGGGAAGAAAAAACTTATGATGAAGATGGAAACATCTTAACCTCTAAATCTTTTGAAAATAGTTGGGAGATTCACACTTTTAATAAATATGGAAGCGTAACAAGTTATAAAAACTCTAATGGTTATAGGGCTGAATTGACTTATGATGAAGATGGGGAGGAGTTAACATATACAAATTCTGATGGATTATATACAATAAAAAGTGTTAGAGTATCAAAGAAAAAATTTAATAAATATATAAAAAAATGGATATAAAAAAAACAAAAATCTATACACGAAATATATAACGTGTATAAAAAAATAAAATATCTTTATATGAACTACAAAGAGAAGCAACTGTTTCCTTTTTGGAAACGGTTCAGCAAAGAAACGATATGAGAGAGCCTTATGCAGATTTTATGCAATGGTTATAAGCAAAAAATAGAATTAAATAAATTTTTAAACAATAAATAAAATATAAATGGATGATAGATTAAAAATTATTGAGATTAAAATTGTGCCTTTTGAAGATAGGTATAGATATACATTCAAATATACATTCAATAATGAAGAAAATCAGTTAAATTATATTTCAGATGATTTCTTTGAGAGTAATTATTATTTCTACTTTAAGATTTTAGAGTATCACAATAAAACAAACAAAATAAATAACAAAGTAGAATTAGGGGAAAATTTATAAATAAATAACAGATAAAATGAACAAAAAACAATTAGAACAGATTACCGGAGTAATTATCACTTCATTTGTAAACCTACACTTTTTAGAAGAAGCGAGTAAAACAGGACTGTTTAGACAACGACTAAAGAACAATGTGAGGAGAACTATCACAGACTTGTTAGAGGTGGAGAGTAAATACTTTAATAAGATTGATGAGGTTGATGATAAACAGATGGGGGATAAATTAATAGCCAACAATATAGAGTTTGTAAAATGGATATTGAATAAGTTTGATTACAATGATTTCACTAAGATACAAGAAGTTTGTATTGCTTATTCCTTAGACAAGGAAAAGATGACTAAAGCATCTGATGAGGTCTTATTATCTAATGGTGCAGAAAAAATAGATTAAAAACAATTAACAAAGATATGAAGAAATATAATTTAAACACAGCAGAACAATTGTTAAACAACTTTGTAGGGTTAACAGGGTTTGATATAACAGAAACTAAAAGAACAACAGAAAAAGTATGTACAAGGTCATTTTTCAACTTCTTATTACATAAGATGAACGATATGACAGCAGGACAGATTGAAGATTTCTACAAACACAAAGGAGGTTCTTTGACTAGATTATCTATAAGACACTCTTTAAGCAGAAAAGACTTTTATCACGAAAACTTCGAGCAGTTTAGAAAATATTACGATAATTACTTTCCATCTGTTGATGTAAAAAGAAAATCAAGACTAGAAAACAATGATTTAATGAACGATGAGTTGTTTTTTGTAATAGACAGTATTAGAGAACCTTTTAGAAGAGCAGAAATGCTTGAAATGGTTAAATTAAGGATAAAGTCTTGGGAATGGAAGTATAGAGATGAATGTACAGTTTACGATTGCTCTAGCGATATGAGTTCTTTAACATTTTAATTAAAGTTATGAAAAATATAAATAAAACCTTTAAGAATATTTGTAACGATGTTCTAAATGATGGTAGCGAATACACCAACGAACGAAGAGGAGTAACAAGGTTACAGATACCAAGCTATAAGTTTGAACACAATATGGAAGATGGTTTTCCTGCTATTGGTTTAAAGAAACTACCTATAAAAGCAGTTGTAGGGGAGTTGATATGGTTTTTAAGAGGGGACAATGGTATAAAGTACCTAAATGATAACAACATCAAGATATGGAATGATGATGCTTATAATTGGCACGTAAAGAACTGTGCTGAATCTTCATCAAGACCATTATCCAAATGGGTGTTCTTAGATAAAGCTAAGAAAGGATGGAATTGTTCAGTTGGTCAAAACTATTCTGTAAAGTGGACAAACTTCAGAGGTGTAAACCAAATAAAGGAGTTGATAAAAGGAATGAAAAAGGATATTATGGGGAGCAGGCTTATAGTTAATGCTTGGGACTCTTCTGATTTAAACAATACTGCATTACCTCCCTGTCACACTTTCTTCCAAGTTATTGGAGTGCCAAACAAAGGTTTTGAGTTACATTGGAATCAAAGGAGTGTAGATTTATTCCTAGGATTACCTTTTAATATCTCTTCTTACGCAACTTTAGGTCTTATACTAGAGAAACTAACAGGACATAAGTTTTTAAGGCTTGTAGGGGACTTAAAATGCGTCCACTTGTACGATAACCAAATAGAATTAGCAAAAGAGTTGGTTCAGAGAGATGATAACTTTGATAAATGTACTTTAGAGGTTGGAAACATCACAGAGAACTTTAATAAGGTAAACATAAGTGATTTTGAATTAAAAGGATATGAATCACATAAAGCAATGAGAGTAGAAATGTTAGCACCAAATAAAATATAATTATGAAAGATATTGAAAAAAGAATAGAGGAGATTACTTCAACAAGAAACTTAGTTGATAATAGGTTAATAGTTGATGCCTTATTGGAGTTAGATGCACAAAATGTTGACCTAGGTAAAACTTACACTTTTGATGCTAAAAAGAGAATGAAAGACAATAGTATTGAGATTATCAAAGCTATTAAGGAGTTTGATAAAGATACTTATAAGATATTGGCTAAAGGTATTGACAGATTATGATGGACATAAACAACATAGAGCATTGTGATTGTGGAGGGGAAACAGAACAGAATAATGGTTATTGCTCTTATGTTTGTTCTGTTAACCGTTGGAGGGAAAGACTATACAACCCCTTTATAAATAAGAGTTCTGAAAAATAAATTAAAAAAAAATAACAATATTATGAGCCAATTAGACCACGACTTAGACAGTTACCAAACAGAGTACGATGAAACAAATACTTGCAGACATTGTGATACTCC